CTCACCGACCGCGAGATGGCAATCCTGCGCGGCCTCGCCGCCGGACAAACCCGCCGCCAGATCGCCCAAACCCTGCGCCGGTCACCAGCCACCGTCGAACCCGCCATCCGCGCGGTCCTGTCGCTGCTCGGCGCCCGCAACGACGCCCACGCCGTCGACATCGCCCACCGCGCCGGACTCCTCGCCGACGTCCAGCCCAAGACCCCGCCGGCGGCCGTGCGGCGCCAGTACGACCCGCCCGCAGTCACCCGGCAGCGGCGGCAAGACCTCCTCAAGGCGATGGCACCGAAGCGGGAGGCGGCGTGACAGCCAAGCCCGCCGCCCACCCGTACGCGGGCGACGGCATCCACGACCACCGCGGCGACGATCGGTGCGCAGTCTGCGGGCTGCCCCGCGACCGCGAAGTCCACGAACTGCCGCCTACCGAGGCCGACGTACGCGCCGCCGAAGCGCGCCGCGTCGGCGAGACGGACTGAGAAAGGAGTGACGACTTTGGAGGTGGATGTGGAACGCCAAGTCCGGGTCGACTGGGTTCGTGTCGACGGCCGGTTCCGTTCCGACCTCGGCGATCTGGAGAAACTCGCCCGGTCGATCAAGGAGCAGGGCCTTATCAACGCGATTACGGTCACGCCCGGCGGTCGGCTACTCGCTGGCGAACGGCGGCTGCGCGCCTTCCAGCTGCTCGGCCTGACCACCATCCCGGCCAGGATCGTCGAGGACCTCGACGGAGCGGCCGCACGACTGCGGATCGAGCGGGACGAGAACACCGAGCGCAAACCGATGACGCCCGAGGAGCTAGTCCGCCTCGGGCAAGCGCTGGAGCAGCTGGAGCGGCCAAGAGCCGCCGAGCGTAAAGCGGCAGGTCAGTTCGGTTCCGGTCAGGAGACCGGGACCGTGCCCAGAGGTGAGACCCGCGATGTCGTTGCCTCTGCGTTAGGGATGTCGGCAAGTACGTACGAGCGCGCCAAGACCGTAGTTGCGGCGGCAGAGGACACGACGCTGGCGGCCGAAGACCAGATGCTCGCCCGGCAAGCACTGGCCGACATGAACACCACGGGCAACGTCGCCGGCAACTTCGAGAAGGTTCGCAGGGTCCGCGAAGCCCGCCTTACCACGCCACGGCGTACCACGGTCGCCGACCCGAAGAAGCAGCGGCACGCGATCAGCACCGCCGCATCCACCCTCACCGGGATCAGCTACGGGCTCAAACAGATCACCGAGCTGCACCCCGACATCACAAGACAAGAGGCCGCCCAGTGGGTGGGCGACCTCTCCGAAGCACGGCGAGTCATCGAAGTGCTCATCAAACGACTCAAGGAGCGTACCAATGGCCAAGCCTGAACAGCGACTGCTTCCGGTCTCCGGACTGATCGTCGACCCGAACGTCCAGCGCCCGCTCGACCGGAGCCGGGTAGCGAAGATCGCCGACGACCTCGACCTATCCGCTATCGGTGTCGTCACCGTCTCCCACCGGGGCAACGGCTCGTACCACGTCATCGACGGCCAGCACCGCGTCGAAGCCCTCCGGCTAGCGGGCGGCGACGGCGAGAAGGTCCTGTGCCGAATCTTCGACGGCCTGACCGTCGAGGAGGAGGCCCGGCTGTTCCGCCTGCTGAACAACACCGTCAGGCTCCAGGCGCTGGACAAGTTCAGGGTACGGACCGTCGAGGGAGAAGCGGTGGCGACCGCCATCACCCAGATCCTGGCCAAGCACGGATGGAAGATCAATCCGGCGCTCGGCGACGGATCGTTCTCCGCGGTCGTCGCGGCCGAGCGGATCTATAACCGCGATCCGCAGGCATTCGAGCGCACCCTCATCACCGTCACCCGGGCCTGGGGACACGACACATCCGGCGTGGACGGCCGCATCTTTGAAGGCATCGGCCTGGTCTACGCCCGATACGGCTCTGCCGTGGACGACAGCCAACTCGCTGACCGCCTAGCCCGCCGCGGCGGAGGTCCCAACCGCCTCCTCGGCGATGCCCGCGGTTTCCGCGACATGTACCGCCTGTCCGTCGTCGTCGGCGTGGCCGACATCGTCGTCGAGCTGTACAACGCCCGCCGCAAGACCCAGGCCCTCGCGCCCTGGCGCAGCTGACCACGCGAATCGCCCCGCCCGATCCCGGGCGGGGCACTGCACCAGAAGGGAAGCACCTTGCCCATCCGGTTCCAGGTCGACCCTGACTTCTACGACCATCCCAAGACCACCGGGATGTCCGACTCTGCCTTCGCGCTGTGGGTGCGCGCCGGCTCGTTCTCCGCGGCGAAGTCGACTGACGGCTTCATCTCCGAGGACGTGCTCGCGCACACGCTCCGGTACGAAGAGGCCGTGGCGGACGAACTGGTACGTCGGCGGCTGTGGAGGCGAGTCAAGGGCGGCCATCAGTTCCACCAGTACGAGGAGCGGAACCTGACCAAAGCCCGCATCGAAGCTGACCGCGCCGCCGACCGCGAACGCAAGCGGCAGGATCGCGAGGACGCTTCGGTCACGGCTAGAGAGGCCACTTGTCACAGCTGCGGTCACGCTTATGTCACACGTAGGGCGGACTCGAAATTCTGCTCTCCGCGCTGCCGCAAACGCGCATCCCGCAGCAGTCCGCCGCCGGACGCGCAGGTAGAGACGCAAATTGTCCGACCGGAATCCGACCGGATTCCAGGCGGATTCCGGTCGGATTCCGACCGGATTCCAGGCGTGTCTGTGTCTGTGTCTGAGTCTGTGTCGGGGTCTGGACGCGGCGGACCGCGCCCCGAACCCGCCTGCCGCGAACACCGCGACGACCCCGACCCACCCGCATGCCGCAAATGCAAAACCGCCCGCGAAGCCGCCGAAGCATGGGACGCCGCGTACGCCGCCGGCCACGCCATGGCCAACGCCCACGACCGCGACAGGCGGCCCCAGTGCGCGAAGCACCGCGGCCAGCTCGCCCACAACTGCGCACCATGCCGCGCCGAGCGGCTCGCCCCACCGACCGAGGAGACACCGTGACCCAGCCCGACCCGACCACCGCGCCCGGCCGCTACCGCAAGCGCCCCGTAGTCGTCGAAGCCATCCAGTTCGCTGGCACCGGCGACTCCTGCACCGCCGTCACCGCGTTCTTCGGCAGCCCGTACGCCGGAACCCACCGCTGGAAGCACACCACCAACGACGGCGGGTGGATCAAGCCCGACGTCTTCGCCGACGTCTACGAGGCTGCGGGAGACGCCGATGCCTGACCTCGAACCGACCACCGCGCCTACCGACGGCGGCCCCAGCGGGCTCGCTGCGATAGCCGAGCAGCCCGACATCATCGCCGAGATGCGGCGGATCCTCGCCGACATCCCGCGACCAGTGCTCTTCTGCCACCCCGACGATCAGGAGCGCATCGCCGCCGCGCTCCATCGGCTCCCATGGCCGTTGCCGGTTCCCGAGCTGATGACCAACCCCATCGTCAAGTCGGGCCAGGCGATCTTCATCGCTGACGCCCGGGTCTACCTGGACAAGCCGACGGGAGACGCCGTCGAGGGCGAGGAGGACGACGATGCCTGAGCCAGCCGCCGAACTGCGGGCCGCCGCGCAACGGCTGCGGACCCTCGCCGAGGCCGACGCCCGTTTCCAGCGGACAGACGATCGACTCGGCCGCTTGGAGATCGCGGTCGAGCTGCTCGCTAGAGGACGCGACCCGCACCACAACCTCGCCTGGATGTACCCGAACCAGGCCGCTGCCATCGCCCGCGAGATCGGAGAGCGCCATGCCTGAGCCCCACCGCGACCCGTACGACTGGCGCCCCCGCAGTGACAGCCTGCTCAACGACCATCTTCGACGGACCGGGCTCCAAACCCTCGCGCGCCAAGACGCCCAGGCCTATGCCGACATCACCCGGGTGCGCTACCTCGTGAACCTCGTCGAGGCGGCGCTCAGCGACGAAGACATCCCGTGGGATATCGCCCGGCGCGTACTGGAGCGCGTGATCTACGGCGGGACACCCAACCCGGCCGACATCGAGCAGCGGATGCAGCTCATGGACGAGCGAATCAAGGAGGCGAGCCATGGCCTATTCCGACCAGACGCCAGCCGCTGAACTGCGGGCCGCCGCGCAACGGCTGCGGACACTCGCCGAAGCCGCCACGCCGGGACCGTGGATCACCGCCGACGCCGTCCTGGCACTCGCCCGAGACCTGGACTGCGAACTCACACCATGGCAAGTCGAAGTCGTACGGGCCGCGTACACCCCGCCGTCGCAGCGGCCACCAGCGCGCACATACGCCCAGATCGTCGAGGACTGGATGCTCTGGGGCGAGGCGTACCTGCTCGACCAGCGGGCTATCCGCCGCGACCGCATCCGCCGCATGCACACCGCCTACAGCCGGAAGCGAGGACGGCGATGAGCACCGACCTGACCACGTCGAGCTGCCGCAACTGCCGCCGCCCCGTCCACTGGCTGGACGGCATCGGCTGGCTCCACGGCGAACTCCCGCAGTACGCCCACGAGCCCATGACTTTCGACACCGCCCACCCGGTCGAGCACGGACCGCGATGCATGTGCGACAAGCCGCTGACGGCGGAGGAGGCGAACAGGCGATGACCGACGATCCGAACGTGGAGCCCTCAGGCCAATCTCAGGAGATCAACATAGCGGACCGTAAGCCGCGTACACCACGCCCCGGAAAGGCCGCCATTTCTCCGACCCGTCATGCGGACGGGCCATCGTGGACCCGATGCCGCGACGACTGCGTCCAACCGCACGGGCGGCAGGCCCACTGCACCGTCTGCCACGCCACGTTCACCACCGCGGCCAACTTCGACAAGCACCGCCGCAACGGCCACTGCATCGACTCGGCCACGCTCGGCATGACGGCCAACGACCGAGGCGTCTGGCGCATCCCGATGCCCGAAGACGTCCGCGAGCGGATGGAGTGGGCGCGATGACCGACGCGACAGAACGCCCCGCCGAGGCAACGGCGCAGGGCGAGGCTCACGGAGGCGCTGAGGGGCGCGCGAGCGTCTGCCCGAAGTGCGGTACTGCCAGCTGCCTCGACGACGCGAGCCTCGACTTCGACTGGAACGTCGTCACCGACGACCCGGCGCCCGTCGTTCGCACGCTGAACACGATCGACCCGAATGAGCTGGCCCGCCTCCGCAAAGCTGAGGCCGAGCGGGACGGGCTGCGGGGGAAGGTCGAGGCGGTACGGGCGCTGCACCGACCGCGCGAATACGGCGGACGTCCGAGCGAGTTCTGCAACCACGACGACGAGGTCCTGCCATGCCCGACCCTGCTCGCGCTGGACGGCGGTGACGCATGATCTGGCCGTTCCGCAAGACGCCGATGGTCGAGAAGACCCCGCCCGTACGCCGTGAGGCCCCATGGGACAGCGGCTTCTGCAAGGCGCGCATGTACGAGCCGGGAGCCGACCATGAGCACCTATGCCTGGCCAGCTCCAAGCACCCCGGCCTCGACCACACATGCGGCCACACGCCGCGCAAGCTCTACGGCGGCGAGGAGACCGGCCCGTGCTGCTGCAAGACCTGGCCGTACGAGCCGGTCAAGCTCAAGGACCGCCTCAACCCCGAACGAATCGGAGGAGGTGAGGGCTGATGTTCGATCCCCTGCACCCGTGCCGCGAGATGCCGACGCGCGGCTGTCCCGAACAGTACGGCGACGTCTGCGGCGACCGGCCGTGCGCAAGATACGAAAGCGAGGACCCGGCCCCCTGGTGCACGTGCCCGCTGGTCGAGACGACCCCGCCCAGCGGTGGCAAGCCGTGGTTCACGCGCGCCAGGTGGTCCGGCTGCCCCGTCCACGGCGGCGAACTGGACCCGGACACAGCCAAAGCCACCGAGGAGGCGCGAGCAGCGTGATGTACCCCGAGCGAACGATCGACCTTCCCGACATCCTCGAAAAGCTGGTACTGGCCGCCCAGTCGCTCATGGACAGCGCGGCCCCCATCCAAGAAGACGGCGTCTGCTACCTGTGCTGCCTGCCTGTCGAGGACGAGCGCCGGTCCGAAGGCCACGACCCCGACTGCGGCTGGCAGCTCGCACGCAACATGCCCCCGACCGATCTCGACGCAGTACGACGGTTGGCGCGGTCGATCCGCTACGAGAGGCCCGCGCGATGACCGAGGAAAGGCTCTGCGTCGTCTGCCCAGTCCGCCAGCGAACCGCCGTGCACTACGAGCGGGCCCAGGTCTGCCAGCCATGCAGGATCTGGCTCGCCGAGACCATCGCGGACATCGGGGCGCTCTACCCGCAGCTGCACGCCATGCTCGCCCCCGGACGCGGCAACAGCCAGCGGGTCACCGGCAGCCGCGAGATGCCGCTCCCGCTCAACGTCGACATCGTGGACCTCACCGGACCGCCGCGCCGCTTCCGCCCGTCGTCGGAGGCGCTGCGGTGGATCGACGACCAGATCGGCGAACCGGCCGTGGCATACATCCTCGACCTGTGGGTTCGCGACTGGGACAGCTACCAGTGGTGCAAGAGCACCGTGACGCCCGAGCCGACCGTGGCAGCGCTCACGGCGTGGCTGGCGCGGCGGTGCGACGACGCCTGCGACCACCACCCGGCCATCGACGACGTGGCCGACGAGATCCGCGATCTGCACCTGACCATGCGGGGCTACATTCCACGGATGGTCGAGGAGGATGAGCGGCCACCACGACGGCGGGCCGAACCGAGGACGGCGCCATGCCGGGGCTGCGAACTGGTCAGCCTGTGGTGGTGGCCGTCAGACGAGCGGGTGCGGTGCGACACCGACGGTTGCGGCGTGGTGATGACCGAATCCGAGTATGCGTCTTGGGCGCGGCTGGTGATCGCAGGGGCGAAGCGATGAACTGGCGGCATCGCGTTCCATGTCCGAAGTGCCATGCACCGGTCGGGTGCCCATGTGCTGACTTTCGATCGCACGACCGCGACTTGTTCGGCAACAGAGTGCACGAGGAGCGCCGCGAGCTGGCGCGGCTGAAACGAGGGGCTGGAGTATGAAGAAGCGTGACTGGAAGGCGAGCGCCCGACGCGCACAGGAGGCACGCGCCGAAGCCGAGCGGGCAGTTCAGACCATGGCCATCGAGGTCCGCAAGCTGCGGGCCGAGCTCGACGACATCCGCAAGAACTGGCGGCCGGTCCCGATGACTCACCCATGGCAGCCGCGCGACCCGCAGTGTGCGCTGTGCGACGACACCCGCGACGCCCCGCGCCACCAAGAGCGGGGGGCTGAAGCATGAATGCGCAATGGCGCCACAATGATGAACTGCGGCGGTGGGAACTGATGCGTGACGACCAGATCCACGAGCCGCAGCTGGCCGCCTACGTGAACGACGAGTTCATCGCCCAGGCGGCCGTCGAGATCCGGACCCTCGTCGACACCATGCATCCGCTCTGGCCGCCGCTACCCGACGAGGCGACACGCCAGAGCGACGCGACTTGACGAAGTGATCACCGCGACGTATACATGACCTGCGAGTTCACCATGCCCGCAGACAGGAGCCCCGCCATCGTGCGGGGCTTTTTCGCGTACCCGGGGGTGAACATGGCCACCGACCAGTACGTCACCGGCGCATGGGCCGCACGACGGCTCGGCCTGTCCCGCAACGCCGTCCACAAGTGGTACTACGAAGGCCGCCTGACCCGGACCGCCGACGGGCTCTACGACTACCGCGAAGTCCAGGCCGTCGAGAAGGCCATGCGGGCGACCGGGGCTGTCCACCGGGGACCGCGGGTAGCGATAGCGGCGTGACATGGCCAGGCCGACCACCGCTCAGCGCGGCTACGGCGCGAAGCATCAGGCCGAGCGGGCACGATGGGCTCCGAAGGTGGATGCCGGACTGGTCGACTGCGCCCGCTGCAACCAGCGACTCGAACCGGGACGCGACTGGGACCTCGGCCACGACGACAACGACCGCACCATCTGGACCGGCCCTGAGCACGTCACCTGCAACCGCAAGGCCGGTGGACGCAACGGAGCGTTGGTGACCAACGCGGCGAGGACCGTAGCCGTACGCACCTCGCGGGAGTGGTGATGGCGCTGACCGTCGTCATCGGACCGCCCGCCGCCGGCAAGAGCACATGGGTACTGGAGCGGGCCAAGCCCACCGACGTGGTGGTGGACTACGACCGCCTGGCCGTGGCGCTTACGGGCACGGGCGGGGACCTGCATGACCATGCAGCCCCCGTTGTAGCTGTGACCAAGGCGGTGCGGGCTGCGGCCATCGAGGCTGCGCTCAAGCAGATCCACGTGACGGACGTGTATGTCATCCACTCCAACCCGGGGGCGCAGCGCATGGCTGAGTACCGGGGCATGGGTGCACAGATCGTGACCGTCGACCCTGGACGCGATGTGGTACGCCAGAGGTGCAAGAGCGAGCGGCCCAGGCGCATGTTCGCCGCGATCGACGAGTGGTACCGCAGCAGGGCCGAGGTGCAGCAGCCAGGCAGGGCCTCGCCAGGACCAGCGTTCGACTTCCCGCTGCCCGCGTCGCGTAGCTGGTAACGCTCAGTGTCGATCTTGTGTTGACTACGCAGCGTGACGCACGTGCACGCATGCATATACAGTTGATCACGAAAAAATACGAAGATCAATGATCATGACCGCCGGGCCAATCGCCAAGATCCCTCCCCGGCTGATCTTGAATATTATGCATAAATCCACGCATGCAATTATCCACTTCGGACAGTCGTGACTGTGCGTGATGATTGGCGGTGATCTATGGGCCGCCAGCTCCGCCTCGTGGACACCCCCGACACGGGCCGCGAAAAGCCCCCTGACCTGCGCGATGCCGTCAAATCATCCATCGACAAGATGGACTGGCTCGCCGACACCGACGACGGCCTCAAGGCGCTCGCCCTTCGCCACGCCGAGGAGATCGAGAGCGCCGTCGAGCGCGCCGAACTCCTCGACGAGCTGTACCGCGACGCTGCCGGGGACGGCTCGATCTACAAGAAGCTCCAGCGGCTTGAGGCGATGTGCGACATCGCGAAGACGGTCCAGGCGCTGGGCCCCCAGCTTCAGGCCACTCTGCGTGACCTCGGCGGCTCTCCGGCGACCCGGGCCGAAATCCGGGAGGCGCTCAAGGGCGACAAGCCGGTGAAGGGCCGGCTCGCGCAGCTTCGTGGCGACGCTGACCGCCGCCAGGGCTGACCTGCGCGGCTCGACTCTGCCGCGCATCTACACTCCGCCGCTGGTCACCGGCCCGCCCGGACCCTGCGGGTGCGGCTGTGCGCTGACGCCGGACACGTCGCTGGGCTTCTCCGCCGTCCAGTTCGCCGAGGAAGTCCTCGGGCTGCAGCTGCTGCCGTGGCAGCGCTGGCTGCTGATCCACGGCTTCGAGCTGCGCGCCGACGGACGGTTCCGGTTCCGCACGATCCTGGTCCTCGTCGCCCGCCAGAACGGCAAGACGACGCTGGTCGAGGTCAAGAACCTGTGGAAGATGTTCGTCCTGCGGGTCCTGCTGGTGATCGGCACGGCGCAGATCCTCGACTACGCCGAGGAGTCGTGGGACAAGGCCGTCGAGATCGTCGAGTCGATCCCGGAACTGCGGGCCGAGATCGAGCACGTCGACCGGACGAACGGCAAGAAGGCGCTGAAGCTGACCAACGGCACCCGCTGGAAGATCGCGGCGGCGTCGCGGCGCGGCGGCCGGTCGCTGTCGGCCGATGACGTGAACCTCGACGAGCTGCGCGAGCACCACACCTGGGACTCGTGGGCCGCGGTGACGAAGACGACGATGGCGCGCAGCAACGCCCAGATCTGGGCGGTCACGAACTCCGGCGACGACCGCAGCATCGTGCTCAACGACTTGCAGGAGAAGGGCCGGGCGACGGCCGAGGATCCGAGCGCGGACCCGTCGATGGGCCTGTTCGAGTGGTCTGCCCCCGACGACTGCCCGATCGACGACCCGCAGTACTGGGCGATGGCGAACCCGTCGCTGGGCTATCCGCAGGGCATCTCGATCGAGGCGCTGCGCTCGGCCGCCGCGACAGATCCGGAGCCGGTGTTCCGCACGGAGTGCCTGTGCCAGCGGGTGCCAGAGCTGCTGCCGAGCAAGATCCCGCTGACGGCATGGGTCAACTGCCGCGATCCGCGTTCGGAGATCGCCGGTGGCGTGGTGCTGACCTGGGAGGTCAGCTGGCGCCGCGACAAGGGCGCGATCGTCGTGGCGGGGCTGCGCTCGGACGGGCTGCCGCATGTCGAGCTGATCGACTACCGCGACGACACGGGCTGGATCGCGGGCCGCCTGGGCGAGATCTGCGGCCGGCAGCCCGTCATCGCGGTGGTGTTCGACCCGGCGGGGCCGGGCGCGTCGCTGCTGACCGAGGTTGCCGAGCGACTGCCGGCCAAGCCGAACCTGATCGAGCCGAAGCCGCTGTCGATGCGCGAGGTCGCGTACGCGTGCGGCCGGATGTACGACGCGGCGATCACCGGCCAGCTGCGCCACCTCGGCGACGACCGGCTGCTGGAGATGCTGCGCCGGTCGGCGACGCGCTCGCTGGCCGATGCGTGGGCGTGGGACCGCAAGCATGCCGCGGGCGACATCTCGGGCCTGGTCGGGGCGACGAACGCACTGCACGGGCTGATGGTGTACGGGCAGCCGAAGACGCCCGCCGCTCCGCCCATCGTGGAACTGATCCCCGCGAAGTCCCGCCCCGACGTCGACCTCATGACGGTCCAGTTCTGACGGGGGTGAGTTGTGGCTGACACCGCCCCCGCGAAGGTCCCGCAGGCCGAGATCGGCTACCAGGTCGCGGCGCCGAACTACTGGTGGCAGTACGAGAACGAGTTCACCCCGGAGTTGCAGTTCCCGCTGTCGGTGACGGTCTTCGACCAGATGCGCCGCACCGACGGCCAGGTCAAGTCGGTGCTGAACGCGGTCACCTTGCCGGTGCTGCGTACGCCGTGGCGTCTGGACCCGGCCGGGGCCCGCGAGGAGGTCGTGCGGCTGGTCGCCGACGACCTGGGGCTGCCGATCGTGGGCCGCAGTGACGTCCTGGCCCCGGTCCGGCTGAAGGACCGGTTCAGCTGGATCGAGCATCTGCGGCTGTCGCTGCTGATGCTGCCGTTCGGCTTCTCCTACTTCGAGCAGGTGTACCGGGTCGACGACGACGGGTCGCGGGCGCATCTGCGCAAGCTGGCCTACCGTCCGCCGACGACGATCGAGATGGTCGACGTCGCGTCCGACGGCGGCCTGGTCGGCATCAGGCAGTACTGGACGCAGAAGAACACCGAGCCGCGCCCGATCCCGGTGGACCGCCTGGTCGCGTATGTGTTCGACCGTGAGGGCGGCAACTGGCTGGGCTGTTCGATCCTGCGGCCGGTGTACAAGAACTGGCTGCTCAAGGACCGGCTGCTGCGGGTGTGGGCGCAGACGATCGAGCGCAACGGCATGGGCATCCCGGTCTATGAGGGTGCTGATGGCGAGGCGTCGCTGACGGCGGGCCTGAACATGGCCACGTCGCTGCGTGCGGGTGAGGCTGCGGGGGCGGCGACGCCGTTCGGGGCGAAGCTGCGGCTGATGGGCGTGGAGGGCACGCTGCCGGATGCGAAGCCCGCGGTGGAGTACCACGACCAGCAGATCGCCCGCGCGGTGCTGGCGCACTTCCTGAACCTGGGCCAGCAGACCGGCTCGTGGGCGCTCGGCAGCACGTTCGCCGATTTCTTCACCCTGAGCTTGCAGACCCTCGCCCAGCAGGTCGCCGACACAGCGACCCAGCACATCGTCGAGGACTTGGTCGACGTGAACTGGGGTCCGGACGAGCCCGCGCCGAAGCTGGTCTTCGACGAGATCGGCTCCCGGCAGCCCGCGACGGCGGAGGCGATGAAGACGCTGGTCGACGCCGGGATCCTGCACCCGGATGAGGTGCTGGAGACGGCGACGCGCCAGTTCTACGGCTTGCCGCCTGCTGATCCGGCGACGGCTACGGCCCCGGCGGGTACGGCTGACCCGAATGCGGCGGCCGCGCCGCAGGAGGCGTCGTTCGGCGCGGAGTCGGTGGCGGCCAAGCGTGCCGTGAAGGCGAAGTTCAACCCCGATCAGCCCCGCGATCCTGATGGCAAATGGGGTGACGGGGTTGGCGGCGCGGTCAAGCGCCTTCTCGGCGATCTAGTGCGGGTGCACCCGGGGGGCCGCGTCGACACGCGTAACGGCTCGTCGATCGACTGGACCACGCGCAAGCCGAATGGCGACTACGGGATCGAGGCGACCGGCGACGACGGCACGACGGTCATGTTCGACATGTCGCCAGCCGAGGTCGAGCAGCTGCATCAGCGCCTGACCGAGGCGCTCGGCGGCGGAGACGATCCGGGTTACTACTCGCCCGCCCCAGAAGGCGAAGAGGACGCCGATCCCCGTAACTTCGACTGGTCGACCAAGCGCGAGGATGACGACGGCGACCCCCTGTGGGATCTCGACATCAGTGGCTACGACGAGTTCGGCGAGGGCCAGTCCGACGGCACCATCCTGAAAATGACCGAAGACGACATGCGCGAGTGGCACACCGCCCTCACGCTGTCGCTGATCCACGCCCAGCTGTCCGGTGCGGGCGGGGACACGGTCAGGGCTGCTGCGCTCGTTGCGTCGGTGGAGAGGGTTCTCGCTGCAGCGCGGAAACGGCCGTCAGCCGCGCCCGACCTGGACGACGAGGCGTCGTGGGTCGCGGCTGCGGCGGGTGTCGACACGCACCCGGGCGGCGAGCGCCTGAAGCGGATGTGGGTCTACGGCCAGTTGGCAAGCAAGTGGGTCACCTGGACCGACCTGTACGACCACCTGAAGAAGTACATCAAGAACCCCGAGAAGCTCAAGGCGACGGTCTCGAAGTGGTATCGGCTGCGGTACGGGCACAATCCGCCGCGCCACCACGTCGCGGCGTCTGCCGAATCGGCGAGCGCTGAGGCGCTGGAGGCGTTCGCGCAGGAGCTGGCCGAGGACTTCGGCGACCTCGCCGACGATGAGGCCGACGAGTGGGAGTTGGGCATCGACGCCCTGTCGGCGGCGCTGGGCGAGTTGTCCGGGGCGGTCGCGGCGTCGTTCAACCCGCGCCAGCCGCGCAATCCGGCCGGTTCGCCGGGTGGCGGCCGGTTCCGCAGCATGGTGGACCACCTGAAGGACGCGATCGAGGCTCACGGCAAGGGTGGCGGCAAGGGGCATCCGTTCGACGGGTTCGACCGTGAGCAGCTGCGCCGGGTGGCGCGTAAGCGCGGTATCGAGTTGAAGCGGGGTGAATCCCGCGACTCGATCGCCGAGAAGCTCCTGGGGCATCTGGGCGGGACGCATGGCGATCAGCCGGGCGATACCCGGACCGCTCATGGTGAGCAGGTCGTCCGCGACGCCGTAGATGTCTATTCGAACTCCTCCAGCTGGGCTGGAATCGCCGACGTACGTGACGCCCTCAGCACGGCCGGATATTCGCATGAGGAGCAGGACAAGATCCTGAAGGGCATGCTCCGTCAGCCAGACGTGAGGATCATCCCGGTGGCGGATCTGAAGACCCTGAGCCAGCGTGAGCGGGACCAGGCCCTGTCCATCGGCGGCGAGGGCAATCACATGATCCGGGTTACACCGGAGCAGAGTGAATTCGGCCCGGCGCCGTCCGCCAATCCCCGCGCGGAGCGTCTGGCGCAGCGCCAGTCGGAGGCGGGCAAGAAGGCGGCCGGAGTCGGGCGTACACCTCGCTCGGAGGCCGCAGCTGACCGCCGCCGCCAGAAAGAGATCACGTACGAATTGGCGCTCGTTCAGGCCGACCTCGACCGCGAGGGTCTGTCCGCGCAGCGTCGGGCGCAGCTCGACGCCGAGAAGGACGACCTGCAGCGCGAACTTGCCGACATAGCCGCCCGGCTGCCTTCCAAGCGCAAGTAACTTCTCCACCCCGCATCAGCCCATTCGCCGATCCCCGAGGAGGTGGGCCGATGACGCACGCCCAGGTCGAGGCGGCCCTGTTCGTCGAGGAGCTGCATCCGCGCGCTGCGGGCGGCCAG